CCGAAAAAATCAGCGTCGTATATTTTGAGATAACACGCAACGAGCGCGGCGATATTATCAAAGGCGCAGAAATAACACGCTGTACAGTATGGGCAAAAGTTTTACCATTGGCGGGAAAAATAAATAACATAACGCCCGAACGAATAAACGAAATAACGTACAGAATAACCATTCGTTACGGTATTGAAATATTACCCGACGATTTAATAATTTGGCGCGGGCAGAAATTGAAGATAACGACAACACCTTTTGATGTTGAATCAAGGCACATTTGGTTACAATTCGATTGTAGGGAGTTGGTGAAAGATGGGCGGACGTAGACACAATGAAAGTACTTTTCGGCGTGGCGGGAACTTAGAAGGCGTCAACGCGACAGTAGCAAGGTTACGGGCAAAAGGCGAAGACGTTTTATTGGTGGCAAAGTCAGCATTGAAAGACGGCGTGGATTTAATCATTGCAGACGCTAAAAGCCGCTGTCCTGTACGTACCGGCAAATTGAGGGATTCAATTAAAGCGGTTGACGTTGCAAGCGGCGCGGCTTACGAAATAACGGCAGACGCCAAAAACGAAAACGGCGTTGCTTACGGGCAATTCGTGGAATTTTCGCCGAAAATTAATAAACCGTTTTTGTATCCTGCTATTGACGCAAATATAGGCGCAGTCAAGCAAGATATAAGGCAAGCAATACAAGGAGCGTTGCGCAGTGGAAACAACGCGGCTTGAAGCAGAAATTTTTTCTGCGCTAACAAACGATACAGCAATAATGGAACTTTTACCGAAAGGCGAGAGTTCCATTTTTCATTTGCAGGCTCCCGCCGTTTATCCCGATTACCCAATTTTAGTTTATTCGCCAATTAGTGATGTACCAGTTTTACACGGAGACAACTTGGAAGAATTGCACCGCGTAACAATCAGGGTACACATAATCGCGCAGGATTATTCGGCACTTTACAGCGCGGTTAAACGAGTTATGGCGTCGTTGGGATTTACGCGGGTACAAGCAACGCCGTTTATTGAGGACGGCAAAAAAATTTTAATCGTAGATTTTAAAAAGATTATTGGAGGTTGAAAAAAACTATGGCGATTATAGGCTTATCCAAATTGCATTATGCAATAATGACAACAGAGGACACGCCGACAAGTGCGCCTGTTTATGGCACACCAAAAAGACTTGTAGGCGTAAATTCAGTGTCGATTAGTCCTGAAAATGATTCAGCTACGCTTTACGGTGATAATATGGCACTCGATACAAAGTCAAGCACGAAAGAACGTACTATTACGCTTGAAGTTGCAAGAATGCCGTTGGAAGATCAAGCGGCACTTTTGGGCTATTCATACGATTCATCTACAAAGAAATTGGCGGTAAACGGCGACGCGGCAGCTCCTAATGTTGCGATAATGTACGAATTAGACACGGACGAGAACAAAAAGTGGTATTACGTTTTTTATAAAGGAAAATTTGCGCCGTCTCCTGAAGACGCTAATACACGCGGCGATACTCTAGAATACGGCTTGCACAGCGTAGAGGGTACATTCGTAGCGAGAATGGATAACAAGCTTGTTTATGAAATTAAGGAAGCTGAAGCTACTGATACAACAACGGCTACAAGTTGGTATGCAAGCGTCGGCGGCGGAAACTGATAGGGGGTATAAAAAATGGAAAGACCGAAACTCATAATCAATGAAAGAGAAATTGAAATACCGCCAATCAAAGCGCGTTTGTGGCGAACAATAATGCAGTTTGACGCGGAAGAAAAAGATATCTTTAAACCTGATACAATCGAAAAGTATTGTGAAATTATCGCCCTTGCATTTGGCGTGACGACTGAAGAAGTTTTAGATAATCTGGAATTGCCGGACGTACTGCCCAAATATTTTGATGTGTACAGGGCAGTTGTCAAAATGTTGTCCGAAAAAACTCCTAAAAAAAACAAAGAGGCAGAAATAGCTGTGCAAGTTTAACCCCGTATGAAGGCGTTTTGAGCTGTTATTTGTTTGGAATGGAAACTTTTAACAGCTCTTTTGCCGCAATAGACAACATAGAGCTTGCAACGCTTTTAGACTTAATCAGCGTCTATGAAAAAATAACTGACGCTGCAACCGGCAAAAAACAAAAGGGGCAGACGTATACAGTCTTAGATTAAATCTGCGCGAAAGGAGGTTAGATAATGGCAGGCAACAACGATTTAACATTCAGAATAGGGATAGACAATTCAGACTTCGACAAAGGATTGAAAGAAACTCAAAAGAAATTGACAGCGGCAATGGCGCAGTTTGAACAAGAAAAAAGCCTTATCAAAATACGCGCCGATATAGATATTGCAGGGCTTGACGAAACGGCGGATAAAACTCAAATATTAGCTATTCAGGAAAAAGCTTTAACGGATACATTGGATATTCAGCGACAAAAATTACAAGCCGCCGCCAACGCTTATGAATTGGTTGCAGAAAGTCAAGGCGTGCAAGCCGCCGCGTCCAAAAAAATTGAATTGACAATGGAAAAAGAGCGGCTGAAAGTCGTACAGCTTGAAAAAGATTTAGAAAAGCTGAAACAATCGGCAACCGGCATTGATACTACAGTTAAAGTTAATGTTGACGACAGCGAAATAGACAACATTAAAATTAACGCGCCGAAGGTTGACATAAAAGCTGAAGTTGACACAAGCCAAGTTGAAAAAAGTATATCAAAGGCTGAAAATTCCATAAAAGCAAGCGTCGATAAGTTAAGCCGTCAACAAGCTTTAATTCAACTGCGCGGGCAAGTTCAGTTAGAGGGACTTGACGAAGCCGCCGGCAGTACAGAAAAGCTTAAACTGCAAGAAGAAGCTTTAACTGCGCAAATTAATCTTCAACAAGAGAAAATCGCCCTGTTGTCGAGGGCGTATGAAGAATTAGTGCGCAGGCAAGGCGAAAATTCGGACGCCGCGCAAATAGCGGCAATTAATCTTGAAAAAGAACAGCTTGCAATGGCACGCCTTCAGCAGCAGACGCAAGATTTATCGAAACAAACTGAAATTGCACTCGGCGTTGAATGGGAATTGCTCGGCTTAATTGAACCCGCAATAAAGGGAATTGACGCACTTATAGCGGCAGGACATACAATCCCTATTCCGCACGCAAAAGCCGCCGCCGCTGCCGCTGTAGCTTTATCTGCTATTGTCGTTGGAAGTAAGGAAGCAACAGACGAACTGCGCGAAAATAACCCCGCGCAAATTTTATCAGATAGTTTTGAAGACATAGAAACGGATATATCAGATTCATTTGCAGAAATAAGCGACAGTGCAACTCAAACTTCACAAGAAGTCGAAGCCGCCTTTGAAGAATCAGCAGAAAAAGTTTCGGAAGAAATGGAAAGTTTTTCGGGAAGTTATGCTGATTATATGGACGACGCGCTAAGCATTATACAAATATTAACTGCCGAAACTGAAAATTTAGGCGATTCACTCGGCGTCGTAAATTCCCAACTGCCCTATATGAAAACTGAAACAGGAAGAATTGCCGCAATAGCATTAGGCGTTTATAAAACTTTTGACGAAATGACAAAGGCCGTAATTGATTTTTCCCAAACAGCAGTTGACGGCTTTAAAGAAGTCAGAAAGCAAGCGAATGAATTATATTTATCTTTGTCTAAGACGCAAGAAATATCCGGCTTAATTGACTTGGCGGGCGGCGATTATGACGACGTAAGAGATTATGTACGTGGCGTGCAAGACGCGGTTATAAAAGGGGCCGCAGATGATCCTGAAGTTTTGGCAATGGAAAAATACGGCGTTGTAATTCAAGACACAAAAGGAAAGTTGCTTGAATTTGACGCGGCGTTAGAAAATCTGTATCAAGGTTATTTGAAAGCGGCAGAAGCGGGCGAAGCTGAAGCATATATCATAATGACCAACGGACAGTCAATTCACGACGTAGCAGGATTTTTGGAAAATTACGGCAAGGCGAAAGAACGTGCCGCGCAGATTAAATGGAGCACTTCAGATTTTGAAAGTTTAAACGAATTGACAACCAATTTAAAAATGGCTGAAGTGCAGACTAACGAATTTAACAACGCCCTTTCAACTTTAGGAGTTCCCTTAGCGAACTTAGCTGCCGAAAGTAATTTTGAGTTTTTTAAAACAATGACAACATTAGTCGAGGAAAACCGCGATACAATTTTGTTATGGGAATTTGCGGCGATTGAAGCATTTAAAAGCGGCAAAGAGGCAATAGCAGAATTTGCTGATTCTGCAATTAGCGAACTCAAGGCACTTAACGAATTTTTCGGCGTTACAGATAAACTGCAAAGTTTGATAGTCGGTATCGGAGAAAGCGTAGGACTTACAGCAGAATTTGAGG